GCCGCAAGGGCGGTGCTCACTGCGGCAACGACTGTGCCTGCCGCCCACCCGGCCCCCACGCCTAGTGCCCTCATGCTTGCGTTGAAGCCCTTTGCGGCGTACTGCCCAGCCACCAGGGCTAACTTGAGCAGCCCGACAGCGCCAGTCAGGAGTCCAAATTCAGTAGCGGCCAACTTTACAAACCTGCCAAGTTTTCCAAAGATGCCCTTGAAGGAAAACGTAGACTTCGACGCCTTACCCATAAGGCTGTTTGTCGTGTTGACTCGCTGGTTCAACTTATCGAAGTCTTTATGCTTTTGCTGCAACTCCGTATCAAGTTTTTTGAGTTCGGTAGTGAGCCGAGTTGTTCGCCCAGCAGCCTTGCCCAATGTTGAGTTAGTATTGTTGACGAGTTTGTTGTGTTCTTTTAGTCGCTCGTTCAGGTCTTTGTAGTGATTAGATTGAGCGGTGTTGGCTGCGCCATAGGATTTCTCAAGCGCAACCAGTTTCGCAGTCAGCGACTGTAGTTTGCGGTTCGCTGAAGCGTCGCTGACATCGATCTTGACAATTACTCGGGCGTCCGCTCCTGCAGCCATATTCACCCCCTAATAGAAAAAGGACCAATCCATGACCAGGATCAGCCCTTCTTCCTTTTGGCCTGCTCATGATCTCTTTCGATGACCCTAGCACAGGCGATACGAATCAGCCATGTAGTCTCATCGCAGTCCATCAATTTGATGGGGTCTACGTGAAACAACTCTCCTAGACGTGCCGCCGACACAACTACTGCGTCGTCGACTAAATCATCTAGGAGTTCTTCGTAGGGTCCACCTGTTCAACCGAATCGTTATAGCCAGCGGCATCCAGGACAGCGAGAGCGGCAGCCTCTACGTGGGGATCTACGGCGTAGACCCCTAGAACCGCATCGAATACGCGGCTAGCGCCGACCATCTTCATGATGACTTCATGGCTGAAGGTTACGGGGTCGCCGTTTTCGGTAATCTCAGCACCGTTGAGCATCATGCCGACGCAGGTGTTTGCAAGAACGTGGCAAGCGAACCGGATAGAGTCCAGGCCCTCCTTGCGCTCAGAGCCACTTGAGCGACGCCACGACTTCATCTGATGGTTGCTGATGTTGGGTGAGTAGATGACCACGAGTTCTGGCCGCTGAGGAACCTCAAGCAGGATCTCTGGGCGCTCCACCTTCTTGGCGAGCGTCTTGCGAAGCATGTCCAGCATCGATGTCTCGTCGATGACAGTCGCAGCAGGGGGAGCCTTATCGATGACAATGTCATCCTTGGTGGATGATGTACCAAAGGTGTAAATTTCTTCGCTCACGGGGTTCCTTGGTTAGTGGGTTACGTATAAATAGCATAGCCAATGAATAGCACAATGTCTACCGGTCAGCACCCCCCTTTGAGTGCTGACCGATCTTCAGTTTCAGGAGCCTGTATTGGCTACGTTCTCGCAGGAGAAGGTCATGCTGAACGTTGCAGGACCACCAGACGACGAATCGCCTTCCGATTCTGAGAGGTTGACCAAAAGCGCCCGGTTGTAGATGCGGGTGCGGCCACGAATAATCTGGTTGTCTGGGTCCAGGGTGAACACGGCAACGTCGTATCGGGCCTTGCCTACGAGCGGACGAGCGGCGTCGATGAGGTCGCCATCATCGCTTGGGTCATAGTGGCGAGTAACGGTGATGTCACCCACCTCAATGGGGGCTGGGAGTGCCTCGGGGGTACTGCTGCCACCGTCGTAGACCTTTTCCACGCTTGCCTGGACTTCGCCGCCAGAAACCTGAGCGAAGTACTTCCTTGACCCGCTGGAGAAATCGGGGGGCCGAATGTTGGTATTGGGCTGTCCCTGACTAGGGATAACCGATGCAACAATTTGCCTCTGCGCAACTTTGGCCATGGTGCTCTGCTTTCCTTATCAGACGGGGGCCGTCAGTGACGACTTCGTGATGCTGACGTTGATTTGATCCGCTACCGGCGACACGCGTGCCCCAATCTTGGCGTTAACTTGACCCAGGCTCAACGTGGCGGCGCTGTTGATGGACGAGGACACCTCAACAGAGTAACCCCGGTCAATCTGTGCGCCCGTGTCGGGACTGAAGCCTTCATACAGGCCACCAGCAGCCCGAATCGGATCGACTAGGCCTGTCAGGATTGCCTCAATCTGCCCGAACAGGTTTCCACGTCCGTCGATGGGCGAGAACACAAGGGACTCCAGGGCGTTTTCCGCTTCGGCGGTGATGTAGTTCAGAGTGTCTCGGTATGTGATGAATCGCCAGTTGGTTTCATCTGAAGAGACAGAACGTGAACCGTATACCTGCACCTGGCCATTGATCAGTCGGACTGCGTTGATTCGATTCAGGTCTAGTTCATCGCCGTCGCTTCGACTGACGGGCGTGAAAATGCCGGTCACGTAGCGCGCTGCGCTGACCGTTCCAGCGCCCACGCGCCAGGGGCCGGAAGCAAGGTGGGCGCGAGAGCGGGCTGCTGCTGCAAATGCCTCTGGCGATTGGTCTCGCGTTGATCCTGCACCATCAGGAACCTTGACCGAAGGCCAGAAGAAGGCCATGTACGATGCGTCCGTGCGTGACGCCGCCGTACTGCCCCAGTAAGCGCGCGCTTCGGCAATCGCTGCAACTTTTGCAGTGCCAATGGCGTGACCGCAGAAGGCAATCCGACGATTGGCCTTAGCATGATCCCGGAGGCCATTCCACGCAGTGGTGCCGCTCTGTCCGGGCATTGCGACAACGCCAGCCCCAAGATCGTAGTCGAAGTTCGCAAGCGAAGTCACAAGGTTTGCCGTGCTTGGGGTTGACTCGGTGCCACCAGTAAGGTCGTAAGTTCCGGCAATGGGAGCGTCGTTCGATGCGCCCACCGATGCAGCAATGAGTTCGGCTAGCACGGGGTCGCTATTGATTGCTTCTGCAATAGATTGCTTGGCATACTTGATTGACCCGTCCTGGAGGGTTTCGTTAGTGAACGGGCCACCAACCCAGATCGTCTCATTGAGGTACTTGATCGTTACGGTTACCTCGCCACCTGAAACCGCTACGGTTGCCGTGAGTCCATACTTGAGCGGGCTGCCAGTGGTGTTCGCCCACGTCCCAGGGTTCTTTGCATTGAGGGTGAAGGACGTGCCAGCGGTCCCAGGAACGGAGGCTGAGGCAGAGGCCTGGGTTGTGCCTAGAGCACGCACGACATAGCAGCGAGTGCCGCCCTCTTCAAAGAAGGTCTTAACGCTGTCCCAGAGGGTGAACGAAGACGAGTACGTGCCGTAGATCGACTCAAACTGACTCATGCCCAAGACGAGGCGCGCCCGGTCAGTGGGGCCACGAAGGGCGGTACCGGTGATGAAAAGAGCCGATGCTGGGCCAGCACTATTGCCGCTGGGGCCTACTCGGACCCCGGTCGTAACTTTGATGCCTACCATCAGTTCTCCTTTGACGCCCTCTTACGAACAGGCTTGACGCCTTCTGCTTCACCTGTAGCGTCGTCCTCTCCCAAAACTTCATCGGGAGAAACCTCGGCTGTTGATTCCAAATCATTTGATTCGGCATCGCTGGTTGTAGATTCTGGCATTAGTGGAGCGCTCACTGGCGCAACAAGGGCAAGAAAGCCATTTTCAATGGCTAGTTGCGCACGGGGGTCAGCCAAGTCGACCTCCCCAGTGGTATGCCCGCCAATCACCGTGCCATCAACGGATGCCACGATCGGAATTGGCTTCATGTTGAAAACTACAACTTTGCTGCTCATGATGAATCACCTTATCGTATTCCGTCCCAGTCCAGGGAAACCGTCTCAATATCAAACTCAGAAACACTACCATTGTGGTCTCGCATGATTGTCTCATTGAGGGAAAACTCGTAAGCAATGAATGCTCCGGCAACAATTCTGTCGCCTTTTACGTAGGTGAGGTCGCTCCACTCTTCTTTCATAGTCGTCTCGTCAAGCCGAGACTCAACATTAATTGACGGAAACCATTTTTCTTCACTTCTCACCATGGATGGGTGGTCCAAGAGCGCAGACCTAACAACGGCAGTAAGTCTGTCTCTGGTTTCCGTAACTTCTTCTGGGCCGATACCCCTCACCCAGACGTAGGTTCGGAGGTTATACGTCACCCTGTAGACGGGGTCTGCAGAGAAGTTGATGTAATCAACACGCTCTAGTTTTGAGGTGCCCATCTGGATCGTGGTAATTGTTGGCCAGTGGTCCAACCCAAGAGGCTCATGTGAAAGGAAGAGTTCTGGGGTTGGGAGCCTCTCGTCGTCTAGTTGCCAGTAGTTTCGATACTTGACCAACCTTTCCGGAATGTCAAGTTTCAGGTACTGGGTCACAAACTTCTTTGCCTCCCATGGTCCTTCCATCATCTGTAGATCATCGCCTTCAGCGGCCCGAGCATTGGGTTGGGGTCAAGATACTGAGCAGTTCGTTCGGCCAAATACATGTTGGTGCCCTCAGGGAGGAACACCACTGGGCGGCGCGGCATCTCGCTTGTGCCCATTTGATGGAACTTGGCGTAACTCACGTTGGTGCCGAACGTGGCGGACTTCAGGTTGATGTCGTTGGGAGCGCCTCGGAGGTTCGTTAGGGACTCAGTCAGCCGACCGGTGCGGAACAGGGCGGTATACCCGCTGGCGCTGCTCCACGACCCATAGGCCTTTTCGGGGGGCCACCCACCAACAAGCGAACCGCCCGTTGCAAAGTTAATTGCGTAGGCTGTCTCTAGATAGGTTCTGTAGTCGTCGAAGACGGACCGATATGACCGCATTTTCCAACGAATTCCAACAAGAACCTTTCGCACCTCTCGCGTTTCAATGCTCACGTTTACATCCATTATGGCTGCTTCCGCTTGTAGCGCTTCACCATTGCCAACTCGCGATCGGTAAAGCCAACAGTTTCCGAGCGCACGTCGCGCGTTTGCAGATCTTTGAGACCTACAACGTCATCAGTTTGCTCCTGCATTTCTCGCGATGCGGCTCGGAGAATAAGTAGTTTAAGGTATGGAATGTTGTCGCCGCTCAGGCCAGCGCGATAACTGACCTCAATCTGATCGTGCTGGAAAGCGGCCCATGTGTCAACGCCCCACCTAGTCGCAACATAGTCGTTTCCCTGGGCGAGGGTTCGCCATGAAGTCTCAAACCGGCCCTTGATCCTTAGTCGATCAATACTGATAACCGGGCTGTTCCGTAGGTGCAACTGAAACGGTGGCTGCACAATTGGTTCAATGCTGCCCGCAGTATCCAACGTTCTGTCGTAGAAATAGGCAGAACTGGAAATCAAAAGGAAATCCTCGGGGACGACGTAGATTTCCATAAACTCTTGCGGTTCAATTGGACGACGGAGGTACGTTTCCAGTTCGGATTGAAGGCCAGCCAGTACGAGTTCAGCCGCGTCGGATTGGCGGTTTGAAAACCGCATGTCCATGTAGTCGGAGAGATCATCAACGGTAGCAAGCACTCAATGCTCCGGTCAGGTATTTGCTTGACGAGAAATGGTCCCGCGTGGGTTGGCCTTCTTGGCCGCAGCCTTCTTGCGTGGGTTTGCCTTCTTGGCAGCATTGGCCTTCTCGGCAGCCCTTTTCGCCTTAGCCCTTTCAGACTTCTCAATGGTTTGCGTCCTGGCTGTTTGTGTGGCCGCTGCTGAGTTTCGTTGATTTTCGCTCGCAGCGCGAGGCGTTTGGCGAAGGCGGCGCTCTCTGGCCCTGGCAGCGCTTTCTAGGCGAGTGCGAGTCTCTTGCTGCTCTGCGACCTGCCCTCTCACTGCATTGCGCTCATCGGTTTGAGCCTGCGACAAACGCCTCGTTCTCTGTCCCGACGCCGCTCGGGCAGCGCGCCGCTGATCCTGAGCCTCAATTTGAGCAAGACGACGCCTTGCAGCGGCCTCCTGACTCATAAGCACAGGATCATTCAGGATCGCTCGGGTCTCCGCCGTGTCCATATCAGCAGTGTCGATGGTGAGGCGTCCCCCAATGCCTCCGCGACGAAATCCTCTGGCCAGCGTTGGCCCAATGAGTACTGGCTTCGGCATCGTGCCTCCAATCAAAACTGTCAGCAGAATACCACGCACCTCTGTCACGCTGGCTAACGATCGGCGTTCGGGGGTTTCTCTAAGTCGGGAGGGGAAACTACGGTGGCAACGCCAGCGGGTTGTTCTACCGGAACCCAGGCACGTGAGTAAGTATGTTCTTGCGCCTTCTTGAGTTTCAATAGCCGAGGGTTGCGAACCATGTCAAACTCATCGTCGGTCATGCCGAGCATTGCTCCAATTTCATCCTCTGGCACGCCAACCGAAATCAGGTTCTCAACTAGACCGGAAAGGTTCTTAGCGGCCAGCGAGCCTCGCCCTCGGTTCAATTGCACGTGGAGCGTCATAGCCGTGGGGTCGTCACAGTCAATAAAGTGGACCGGAACATTTGCACCATGCTTGGTGCGATAATTTCGATCCGAATCAGCAATGACCCATCTAACAAATCCATCGATGATATGGGAAGTGCTCAACTGGACAAGTAGTGGTGTCAGGATCCCAAAGTTGGTAACGGACGACCGAAGGAGCCTGAAGTCTGGCGAAAGAATGTAGGTAGCCAGCCAAGGCGCTGGCTTGACTGCTGTCGTCTCAACCTGTTGGATTTTCATGACACGTCCTCGCTGTAGAACTCAACGTTTTCCATTTCGGCAGACCGAACACTATGCGCTTTTGTCTTGGGACCAACGGGAGTTACTGCCGTAGTGGCAAACTCGTTGAGTAGAAGTGTCCGAATGAGCCAGTTCACCGGGTATGAAAAGGGGTCGCTTGCCCACTTCGTCCGATACCTGCCAGCAAAAGAATTGGCGAAATGCTTCATCACGTCGTCTAGCATGTTGTCCTCAATGCATTGCTTGACGCCGTTCCACCCAGCGCTGGCATACATCTGAATCAGGGCCTCCACGTCAATCTCCGCCCAGAGACGCCTCTGCGCATCGATGTGGGGGAATGCTTGATACAGATCATCGTAGAACTCTGGTTCAGTGACGACTACGTCACCGAGTCTACGAATGGCTACAGAATGAAGAGGGATCCCAACACGTGAGTTTGAGCCGGTCATCTCAGCAAGGTCGTAGTATTCGCAGTACGAAGCGTCGTGCTCGTCGATGATGAACTTCATCACGTCGTTTGCTGTCCAGTCATAAATTGGCTTGATGAAGCGCAACGGAACCGTCTTGGACATGCCGTAAGGTCGAACGATGTAGTTCTCATGCAGTTTCTGCACGCATGACCTGTAGCGAACCATGCTCTCGTTCGCCCTCACACCCATAACGAAGGCCGTCATGCCTGACCGACCCTCAAGGGTGTAGTGATCGATCAACTTTGGGAGAGGCATATCCATCGGGAGTCCAAAGTCCTCTGCGGTAATCGCCCACTCCGGCATTGGCCGAACCAGCCGATCCTCCATGCCCCTGAATGGATCCCAAAGAAGAATCGTCTCGCGACGACCAAGCACCCACACTTCTTGGATTGTGGGCAGGCAGAACCACTTCATGTCCACCCAGTCGTAGTTGCGGACCTCTTCCACAAACTTCACGACGGATGGTGAGACCATCTCTTCATCTCGGAAGATCACTCGCACTGGGCCGAGGTCTCGTTCTTCGTGGATCTCTTTGGCTAGATAGAGAATCGCTGTGCTGTCTTTGCCTCCGGAGAACTGCACAACCACATTGTCAAACTGGTCGTAGACGTGGCGCATCCGCTCCCTGGCAGCGTCCACACAGGACATCTCCAGAAACATTCGTTGACGAGTCATTTCGCTTCCATGAGTAGCATTAGTTTCTTTGCCCGAACCGAGGGTTCCGTAGAGACAAAAGAACCCTTCCTTGCTGCAGCATAGTTGATCTTTTTCTTGAATTGTCCTGCAGTTGGATCGATCACCTTGTCCGCAGCATCCACCAAAAACACATGCACTTCTTTACACCCCTGAACGTCAAGAAACCTGACCTTGAGTCCAGACCGAATCCCACCACAAGCGTGATAAATCGCTTCAGAAGCAATGTACGACAGTCCAGAGTAGGGGTTGGACTCATCGGCGTATCGCTGCCCCCTGAGTGCAGCGAGGTCGCCAGAAACAGTCAGTGCGTCAATCTTTTTAGTCAGGCTAAGCGGATTGAGGCTCATACCTCCACCCCTGGGAAGGAGTCCTCGGGCGGATACGAGTCAAAAGCCGACGAAAGAGCATCCTGGTACATCTTCCAGGCTGTCAGTTCACACTCAGGGTGCATGTACGCCTCAAAGTCAACGTGGAGGTAGGGACTTGATTCACCACATACCAGACATGGATGCGACGTTGCTGCGGTAATGAAACTGTGCCACCTGACGTTGTTACTCATCGTCTTCTGCTGACAGAAGAAGCAGAAGGTTCTGCAGTTCTTCGTTGGTCAACTTAGCCGTCAGCGTCACCGACCTGACCATCGCTCCGGTGTCCTCGTCCCACTTCTCGCTAGATGCACAGATAGTGGAACCACTCACGAGGACCCTCATGGTTCCCTGAATCTCGTTGATCCAGGAAGCCAACCATCTGATTTCATTTCTTTTGTCGCATAGCGCCTCGTCGGTGCCATGCTTAGCAATTCCGTAGATCTGATTGTATGGCGGCGTCTTCATTAGAAATCTCCGTGTGCTTCAAGGAAGTTTAGTAGTCGTTCGGCAATCGTATCACCCTCATATACCGAGGACGCTCGGAGGAACTTGACGAAATCCCACCAACGAGTCACTTGGTCGGTGTCGTCAAAAACGAGCGTGTACTGAACTGCTGCACGCTTGGCGTTGGGTGATTGTGAGGTTGCGCCCCCAACACCGCCAATGACAGTGGCCCGATTGTCAACATCTGCTGGCGCTACGAGTCGTACCCCGCTGTCGGATTCATCATCCCTCACGGCCATTGGGGTGATTGATGGTGCTGTTCGGACTAATTCCGGAACATCGACAATAACTTCAGGAGCAACGTACCCCTTCGCCTCGCGAGTCTCCGACACGTTGATAGCGGTGTCGATGTCGTCAGCGAGTCCTGCAATCTCGTACTCGTCCCATCCCAAAAACTCCATAAGTTCAGGGAAGTATTCATGTACCTGAACAATGGACTCGTACAGTAACTCTTGGTCGTAATCGCCCAGGTCTGTGACTTGATTGTCGTACAGGGCAAAGGCCGTCGCTTCCGCCGAGTCCATGCCTGCGTCCTGAACGGCGGCGATCCGTGTCCATCCAAGTTGCTTTGCTGCTTCTGTTGTGTGGTTACCGGCCAGGATAGTGAACCGGCCATCACCATTTGGCCGCACAACAATTGGCTTAAGTTGGCCAAATCGCTCAAGACTGGCGGCGATGGCCACCACGTCACCGCGCCGAGGGTTCCCGGGCAGTGGGTCCAAGAGGTCAATATCTACAGCCAGGGGGGTGAGGCTTTCATGAATCGCGTGAGTCATGTTTGGTTTCTTACGTTTGCAGCAATTGTGCGCAAGGCATCAATTTGAGTCTTAATGGAAGACAGTCGCTCGCGCCCAGACTTAACCAGCGCTTCAGCGATCTTGTAGTCCATGGCGACTTCCTCCATGCGAACGTCTGCCCAGGCCTCGCGCTCCTTAATTGACCCCGTATGCGAGAGATACGACTTCGCCCATTCAGCCTTGTAGCGGGCGTCTTTGATCGCACTGTCAAGGGATAGTTGTTCAAAATCCTCAGTGCGGGATTCTAGTAGGTCAACCAGTCGAAGCATTTCCTGCTCTACTTCAACCTGACTGATGGGCGCTCGGAAACTCAACGTATCTCCTTACGGTAGGCATTGTCTAAGGGGGTCCAGTCTACCTTGTCAAGGGCGCTCATGTTCAGTACGGGCCACTGATATCTCGGGCGACCAATATGCGCCAAACCACATTCCTCCAGAATGAAGGCATCGCACATGTCGTCCGCTCCAGGGCCACTCCAGACAATGCCGGTTCGCGCTGAGATAGATGACAGCACCTCACCCTTGCTGGCGTTGCCCTTGCCGGTTGCAAACTTTGCGCGAACAGTGGGGGGAACCACAACAAAAGGGATCTGCTCAATGTAAAGGGCGCGACGAATCACTCCGCCCAATTCGCCAATTGAGTGTGCCTGAGAGTTTTTGCTCCCGAACGAATATCCCTCAACGATTACGCAGGGTTGCTCATGTTCAGGCTTGTTGTAAAGGAAGCGCAGGACGGCTTCTTCAATGTCAATGAGTCGCTCTACGCCCTTTAACTTGGAGGAAATGGCCTCCATTGATTTGCCGTGACAAATCCCCGTAGAGGTGAGCGAAAGGTCAAGACCAACAACATCAACGTCTGTCATGGTTTGATCATACCCTTAAACGCGAAGCGGGCCACCCGCATATGCAGGTGGCCCACCCCAGAAAGAGAGAACTCGCTTGGAGGGACTTTCCTTACCCTCAAACCAGGACGAAGCGTCGGAATCAGCCCAATACCTGGTTACCCTGCAGTCCAGTCACGGAGAATTACCAAACGATGACTAGTCGTTTGCCCCATCTCACCGGATCGGCCTGATGGGTGCTGTAACCCTGCAGTTGCTTTACCCCCACGCTTCGCAGCAAGGTTGTTCAGCCACAAACTCCCTTGGGATGCCTCCCTCGGTTGTCCTCGCAAACAACTGTAGCGACCCCAAACAGGAAATGCAACTCGGTCCTGAAAAAAATTAGGACAACCAGGAGGGCTGAACCTGAAGAGGCCATCCCCCCTCAGATATGGCGGTCCGCACCGCTGCCGCTTCTAGCATCATGTCGCCGGTGGCCCACGAAGGAAGCAGGGCACCTACCGACTCCCCTTCTGCTGGGTGCGTGGTGATGCGGTTATGACACGGACGGCATAAGCACATCAAGTTTCGCTCATCCAAGATGGAGCCACCCCGCCCACGTGAAATGACCTCATGAACATCCATTGAGGGGATTCTTTTGTAGGTGGCCTTACCGTCGATCACGGCAAAAATTGGACAGGCTTCGCACCACGGCTTTTCAGTGAGAAGGCGCTGAACAAGCGGGCGACGAAGTTTGTAAATCTCCTCGCGCTTTTTGGATCGCTTATTCAGGGGAGAACGATTGAGTCCCATTCGCGTGCCATCGCTTTCACGTTGAAATGTTCCTCCACAATGGCACGCTGGTTGAGCGCTTCAGTAGCGCGGACATCTGGGTCCATGAGTTCCGTAATATGCTGGACCCACTCATCAGCGGTGGAAGCGAGACGCCCAAGGCCATACATGTCGTGCAGCCGCTTGTACTCTCTAGAGGGGCTGGCAATAAACGGGATGCCCGCCGCAGCGTATTCCAACGCTTTGCAAAAGGATTTCGCCTCATTGAACGGCGTGTCTGTCAACGGGATGACCCCGATGTCAAACACAAGCCCACGGGGGTACTCAGACGGAGCCAGAAGTGGGAGTGTTCGCACGTCGGACTCATCTAGTCCGACCTCTGATGCGAATGTTGGATTGGTTTCAAGGCTTCCCGTGTGATGAAACAGTACTTTACCCTTGAGTGCCTTGAATGGCTTTCTCAGGATCTTTAGGTCGCCTGAGCGGTGCCCGGTGGAGCCAGCCCACCCAACGATGGGCTTTCCTGAGGTGTGCTTGCGAGCAAAAAAGGAATGTACCGATACGCGATTCTCAATGACTCTCACTTCCGCCCCCCAGGAAGCAATTTGCTCGGCGAGGAACGGGGTGGAAACTGTCACCAGTGAAGAAGCCATAAGCGTTCGCTGGTAGTGGTCAATATTTGACTGTGGGTTGAGATCGGGGTGGCAGGCCTTGTACGCCTGATTTTCTGGGTGTAGGCCCCAGAACCAGTCATCAACGTCATTCACTACAAATTGGCCTGCCTTCACGGCGCGCTCTACTAACCGTGTTGCCTTGGCATCCATAAAGCGCTGCATGAATACGACTGGAGGAACAACAACCTCGGGTCCACCTTGAGCACGCACGCCAATCCAGTCGGAAGTTTCTACCATATCCCCCATGAGAAATCTATTTCTCGTAAATGGGGCACATTGACCGAACCTCATCCAACCACAGCCACCGGGGACTCGGTAAAACTGTTCGTTGAATACCGTTCGCGACCAATCGGTTGTAGCCACCATAAACTCGGCAACGGGCCGATATGGCGGCTTAGGGGCCATATCGATTACCCGGCCACCGAAGACTCATCATCTTCTCTGATTGCTTCAGCGTGAACATCGAATAGCCACTTTCCTTCAAGCGTGGCCCATAGCGCTTCATCGATTTCCGAAAACTCAAATTCAAACTCAGCCATCAACTCTTTGTGCTTAAGGATTGCTGACCGGAAGAAGTCTTGGGCGCGACCTCGCTCCTCGGGTGTCGTACTTTCTACCACTACCCATCGCTCAACCTCATCTAGACGGCTTTCAACGTGGAAGCGGAAGCGAGCGATCTTGCGGCGGCGCTGATCTACTCCAGTCTTGTATTCCTGGATCAGTTGCTCTGCTTCGATACCAAGAGTTAGGAACCGGTTGATTTCAGTTTTTTCCTGCCTATCAAGGTCTTGAATTTGACCATCAAGGTTAACGAGCAATTTCTTCAGTTCAGTAATCCAGCGTTGTCGATTATCCGACTGACGCAGGAATGACCGCTGATGGGAGGAGGCTTTATTCTTAACCTCTTCAGCAACTAGACGTGCAAATGATTCATCGTTCATTTCTTCCCCTTCCAAGCAGGGCATGTTGGCTTATATGCGCACCAATCGCACAAAATTGATGTCCTGGCAGTAAATTGCCCAGATGCGCATGATTCGGTTATCTCACTCCACACGCTTTCAACAGTGTTTGTTACATGTGCGCGCAGATCATTTGAGGGTTTGATTGCCCATCGAACTCCCTCTTTCAAGTATAGAAGTTCGGCGCTACTAACGCCAACACTCAAAACGTCTTCAACAAGCAGTGTATACACGCCTAACTGAAATCGTTTCTCCGCTTCGTATTTCGGTTTGGCCTTCTTGCCCGTTTTGTAGTCTGATATAATAGCAGTCCCATCGGGGAGGAGTTGCCACCGGTCGACAATGCCAAGAAGCGTTGCGTCGCCAACGGTCATTTCTAGCCGCTCTTCAATTCCAGCCAACTCAACCGTTGAAGGGTCTTCCATCTTCCAGAGCGCTTCAATACACCACCACACCTGCCATCGGAACGCCCGCAGATCATCCTGCGACATTCCAAGCGCTTCGATTTCCGGCCCCCAGCGTTCGACCCAGAGCGATGCACAAAGATCTTTGGCTTTACGGAGCGTCCTTTGGTCTGCCGGTAGTCTGTAAAGCGTCTCTAGAACTTCGTGAGTGTATGACCCCAAGATCTGCTCTTTGGTTGATGGCTCAGGAATCTTGTCAAGGCGCGAATATCTGTAGCGCAATGGACATTGCTGCCATGTCCCAATTGAAGAAGGAGAAAGATGGCGTGGCTGCTCACATGGCTCGCCAAGAATGATCATTCATCACCAATCATCTGCGACCCAGGGAACGCTTCCTTGAGAGCAGCAACTTCGTCCACTGGTTCTGGCTGATCCTCTGCAGGGGCCTCAGTCGACTTCCTCCTGGAGATGATTAGCGCAATGTCGCTCATTGCTTCCTGCAATGCGGCAACGCCCGCTTCAGCCCCAACTTTGACATCACCGTTGGCTTCGCTCCATATCGTACGGAGCAGGGCTTTTTCGTCCTCAGAGAGTTCCTTGCTCTGCTTCTTCAGTTCTGCAAATGCAGCAATGGCAGCGGGGTCTGGTTGAGCGGCTGCCCGCTGCTCAAACAGTAGGGCATCTTCCTTGCGGGAGAGGTGTAGGCCAATGCCAAAGAATGTCAATGCCTTCTTCAGGGCGTCGCTGACTGCGGACTTGTAAGCGTCACCCAACTCCATCCCCTTGTCGGGCACGAGGTGTCCGCCGATGGCTTGACGCGTCACTTGCTTGCCGTTGATCTCGGCAGTGACCTCTACCTCAACCAAGATAGCGGAAGCGTCGCGAGGGTCTCCGAACACGCGAACAATCTCAAACTTCCAGTTCTCTACACCTACGACAAGGTTCATTCGGTTGACAGCCTCAGCGATGCTGATGTAGTCAAGGAGCGCCCCACCTTTCTTAAGTTTCCCAATTTGCTCATCAGGGAACTCTTCAGCAAGCCTCCGGTAGGTATCTTGCGACGTGTTGGTGGTATTTGCAGTTTCGGTTTTCAAGGCCTCAGCCCTTTCTAATAATGATATTTGTCTTCGATTCACCAAGCGTGCAGTAATTGTCCGCATTGATGCCGATCTTGCTCAACTCAGTTACCTTCCAGTAGGAAACCCCTACTATGTCCAGCAGTGAGACCATCAACTCTTGCGGAGACTTGACAATTTCGCCCGTGTCCATGTCCGTTGCTGAATCGACAAGCCGAGAGGTGACCTCTCTAGTAAGCGCCTTGTGATCCCAGGATTTGCGAGGCGATCCGCTCTTGCGCTCGTAGGAGTAGCCGCTGTGGGCAAACTCCACGTCATCACCCATAAATGTTGCGAGCGTTTCCTTTGCCGTCTCAAGCATGTCGACAACATGGCTCTTCAGCGCGTCCAAGGCGGCGACAGCCGTTGAGGCGTCCTCAATCGTCTCTACGGTGCTGACATGGTCATAGATCCCCAGAGCGATTCGCTCGGCAGTGGCAACATCAAAAACTTCCATAGCAACGGCTCCTCTGTAGCATCAAACGATGATAGTGGCCCGCTTGCGCTGAGGCAACCCAAGTCCCGTCAGGTAAGTGTATGCGCCCACGGCAGAGTCAACTTGGTCATCGTGTGGGCAGGCTTCGGGGAACGCCGAGAACTCATCCAGCCATTCAGTGAGCCACGACGCGCGAACCACGCGAACGAGACCGTTCGCTACGGCCGACGCAAATGGCCGAGCGCGAGTTTCCTTGTCTCCGGTTGCACGGATGCCCATCACGTCGTAGCCGGGAACAACGAAGCGAGCGAATTGATCAGCCACCATCTTTCCAGCAGATCCTGGCTCCACCTCAAATCGAATGGCGACAGCAGGGCCATCCTCGTAAGCGGTCTGTGCAACCAGGTGCTCAACCTTGTCTGGTCGCACGCGAGCGCGCCGAACATCAATGATGTAGGTGAGGCCCTCGTCAAAGAGGGCCAGCGTACCTACAGTCCAGTCGGGGTCGCTATTGCTTTGGCTGACCTCAGTGGCGGCAAAGTCCCAGAAACGCACGAGGCGAGCCGTCTTGCCGACCATGCTAGGCACCTCTAGAGGGTCAATGACGATGAAGTCCTCACGTTGGAACAATGAGCCAAGACTAGTGACCCACCAGTCGCCCTCTTCTAGTCGCCGTCGTTCAACTGGGTCAAGTGCTTCTAGTGACTTGCGATAACTGGCAGCATCGATACCTGGGTTGTCACTCAACTTGGATGGTACGAAGATTCGTCCGTGCTCGCGACCCTCCACGATGAATCGTTGTCGAACCCAGTTGGGGGCTGGGTTTGATCCAGACCTCATGCGAAGCGGAACACGCGATAGGGGGCCAGAGGAGGGGCGACGAAGACGAGAGAAAAGGTACCGGTAATCGGTTTCGCGAATTTCAGACACTTCGTCCATGCCGATAAATTGAAGTTCACTGTTTCCTGTCCAGACAACACGCCCATTGTGGCGAGACAGGAATGTATGGTGCGGCGGAACTGTTAAGCAATAAACTTTTCCGGCATAGTGCTCAGTGATGATTGGCCGATTATCGATACTCAGACTGATGCTGGTGTCTCGGTCGGCGCAGTGCAGAAGGTAGACGTGGAACGCCACAACGTCATGCTGCTTGCCGTCCGGCGTAGTCGTGCGATCGTGACGCTCATCCAAGGTCGCCCGGAATCCGCAGTGCTGGGCCAGTCGCATCACGCCATCGGCCAACTCGCGTGACACGGTGACGTAGTGAGCGCTCGTGGGGCTTCGCCACGTCCCATCGCCCTCAACAAGCGACTCAAGAAGAAGTCGGGCGTACTGGGCATTCCAAATGAACACCTCGTCAGGGATGCGCTTGTTATGGGCACCTTTGCCAGTGTGCTCATTTAGCCACGCCGCCAGTTTGCCGTTCGTAAACTGGAGGTAGCGGGCATTGTCGTAGACATGCGCTCCCGAGCGCCCGAGAAGATCCTTGATGGCGTCTTTATGAACCCTGCTATGAGAATCATGAAGCGCAATGTGAACGGCTGAGCCGCTGGTGCAACCTTCAGCAATGTACCAGCCGAGAAGGGTCGCCCAGTCCTCAGCGGTAAAAACTAGGTCTTTGGAAAGTTGCCTACCGCCAGCACTTCGGGGAAACAGGGCTACGCCAGGATCGATGCCCCCAACAAAATGAGCGGCCTGAGGGAAACGGGCCACCTTCGGTAATTCGTCAGTGCGATACTTCTTTAGCGTCTTGACGCGTTGGGTGGAGGCCCACCAAGTGTGGTCCCCGGTGACTGAGAACGAGACATCGGATCCCGCTCTCGGGCTATATAGCGGGCCATCGTGGTCGTACTCCCAAAGTTTCACAACCGCTTGGTAGTCCCACTCGCGAGTCTCGGGGTTCATTGATGCGACCATGTCGCCTACCTGGACTTCCGCTATAGGCTTCCACCCGGAGCATGTTAGCACATCTGTTGACGGATTACAAGGACCTTTGTAGCGTAAATAATCATCTTTGTTGTTCAGATAACCAAATGAGATACGCGCACCTGACGGAAATGTTGCCTGCATTGTGTTGCTATTCCATCGAATGTCATCATATGGTGCAATCCAGTCACGAAAACGGTCCATGAGGGCACCAGGAAGCGTTAAGTCAGCCAGCGTGCGGCGAAAGAGCATGGCGTTGTAGCCAGGAACGTCAACGAATTGGAGAGCGGCCATGAGCAAGGCGGACGAGTTATGGGTAACGATGTGGCTATCTTCACAAATGTAAAGACCATTTGGATGATCAACAGTGATGCAGACGGTTTCTTGCGGTTCTACGGGTTCAACTAGAACTAGGCGTCTTATTCCTGGCTGTTGCGGCTCTAAGCATCTATCCCGTTTTCGCGTAAGCCTGAACAACTCTTTGGCACAACGTCCCGTTGCAGTCACCGTATATGCGCGTTGACACTCAATTCTTACTCCCTGTTTGTTAACGTATGAGCCAATCTTGCTAGTAAGGGTCGCCTTGTGCCCCAAAGACCAAAGAAGTCGCTGGACCCCCAAGGCAAGTTCTTTTGAGATGGAAGTGTAAGAAGCGTGTCCGCGGTCATCTACGGTGCCGTCAGTATCGAAGAGTCCACGCAGAATATCTTGGCGGTAAGCCAGAGGGGCTGTGAAGTATTGTTCGGGAATAGCCTTTGCATCAGCGCAATGGGTGACGCCAAGTTGTTCAAGTGTTTGCCACAACTTAGAAGGGATTGGGCCTGCGTGTCCCGTCTTAAAACGATAATTATACGGAGGGCTGAAGGTGAGTGACATTTCGTTCGCTTCTACCCAGTTTTGGACGTACGCCACAATTTCTTCGTCGGCACTTGCAAATGAAATAGACTTGTTGCTGTTGCCACCCATGGAGCCATCACCAAGCAAGACACCTAGAACATATGAATCGATGGGGAAGGTTGCCTCAATGTTTCGATAGGCGCGAGTGTGCTGCGTTGGTTCGCAAAGTGGAATTAACGCCCACTCCGGTCTTGTTCCATTGAACTTTGCTTCAATAGCCTTATCTGTGAAAACTTTCATCTGTGGTGTGGTGGCAATCTTCCAGTCGATGTCACGCTTTACGCGCTTGCCCGAAAGTCGATACCTCCATAAGTGGTCGGCGTCAGTCACGGTTGTTGCGCCGTCACTAAAAGTGAGTCTGTAGCACGGCTGTACGCCTTTTTTTGTTACGGCTATAACTGTGCTTGCGCCCCCTTCTGGGTTTGTCACTCGGTCCCCAACCTTGAGATCACCTAACATTTTGTATCCCATTGGCGTCACGATAGGTGTTGTGGTACACTGTCCTTTTCCGCCGCCAGCCGCTCCGCCGAATAGAGCCTCAAGGGCGTTGGTGCGCAGAAAGACCTGCTGCTGCATGCTGGGTGCTTCCGGAGCGTAAGGGGGGGGCTTCGGCTTTAGGTACTCAAGTACTGATTCCCAATTTTGGCTTTGCAATGGTCAATCCTTGTTTATCCCGGCATGCCGGGGAATAACGTGTATCCTATCAGTATGTCTAGCCAAGCAGAAAAGCCGAGAGAAACGAATCTACGGCAAATTGCAGCATATGTCTTAATGGCCCTGTACGTGGTTATGACTTCGGTCGGCCTCACGTTGGCGGCTGGTCCTGGCGTTGGGTTGGTTTGCCTTGGACTTACCGCAGGGAGCCTTGGCTATCTTCTGGGAGTGGAATAATAGATGCCGTGGAATAAGGCTCTTCAACCGCAAGCCACAAAAGCAATCCCATACGGTGCCCCAGTCACCACGCAAGGGCTTTCCCAGCAGGGGCGCGGGTATCACGATGGCTGGGATGTTGAGCGCGCTTACCGAGAAGGAATCAAGAAGGTCACCTGGGTTGCGCGAGCCATTGACGCAATTGCCGGGAACCAGGCCCGGCTGCCCATGTATGCCAGGAAAGACAACTCTCCATTTGGGAAGATCGTAAAAGATGCAGATATTCTGGATCTTCTCAATACGAAATCAAACCCCGGCGAAAACTCATTCATTTTTCGTTATCGACTTTCGTCTCAGTTGCTGATTTCTACTCGCGGGGCCTTTGTAGAAAAGATTCGGGGCAGAAATGGTGAGCCTATTGCGCTCCACCTTTTGCCACCTCAGAACACTTCACCCATCCCGGACCCAAAGAATTTTGTGTCTGGGTATGAAGTCGTCAGCGGGGACGGAAGGCGTGACGTGCTGTCCCCGGACGATGTTATTTGGTTTCGACATCCGCACCCACTAAATCCATACCTGTCAATGACTCCAATGGAAGCAGCCGGTGTAGCAATTGAGATTGAGAATCTATCCAAGTTCTATAACCGTAACTTCCTAATTAACGATGGTCGTCCCGGGGGTCTCTTGGTTGTACGTGGAGACATGGACGAAGAGGACAAGGACGAACTGCGGTCACGGTTCCGTGGCAATATCGCTAGGGCTGGGGCTGTATCAGTAATCGCCTCAGAAGATGGCGTGGACTTTGTGGACACGGGAGCGTCGCCACGTGATGCTTCATACACCGAGATGCGTCAAATTACAAAAGAGGAGATCCTGGCTGGGTTCGGTGTTCCCGAAAGCATTATTGGAAATAGCAGCGGACGTACGTATGCGAACGCGGCAGAGGAAGGCAAAGTCTTCTGGATGGAGACGATGACGCCTCACCTGGAGATGCTCGCCCGAGGGTGGGACGCTCTAGATGATGAGCACTATTTCGATTTTGACACTACCGGGGTTCCAATCCTCATTCTCGCCAAGCAAGAACGGGAGCAGTATCTACTTAACGAATACACAACGGGCTTGATCACTGCAAACGAATACCGCGAAGCGACCGGCAGGCCAAAGGTCAAGTCAGACCTTGCTGATTCGATGTTGGGCAACCCGAACGCAGCCCCGATCGGCAACACCGAGCGAGACATGCCCTATATCGACCCGGCTGAGCAGCAGGCTCAAATGCAGGCATCAGCCGGTGTCCCTGGAGCGCCAGCCGCACCCTTGGCGGAGGAACCTGGAGCGCCTCCCGTGCCCGCAGCCGGTGCCGCACCGGGAGCGCCAGCGGCTCCCCCCTCTCCTGAGGCTGTGGCGGCGGCAGAGGAAGCGGGAATGATCCAAACCGCTAGCGCCCCAGGCTTCGGCCTAGAAACCAAGCAGGACTCGTGGGAGATTAAGTCAGCGCAGCAGTCAGATCGCTGGGAGCAGATCTTCGATCGCTCATTAGAGCGGTTCTTTGAACGGCAGCAGCGGGTCGTGCTTGAGAAGGCAAAAGGGTCAAAGGCTCGGGCGAAGGTGCTAGAAGGCTCTCTTGAGCCAGGTCAACTATTCGATGGAGCCACGTGGGACAGGCAACTTCTGGAGGACTTCCGTCCAGTGATCGCTGGCGCTCTCCGAGATGCGGCCGAGGCTTCAGCGTCGGACGTTAACTCCACTGTCAACACCAAGACCGCCGAATACGAGGCAATGATTGATTCGCAGATGGATCGCATGCGGAAGATGAATGAAACTACGTTCAACGACATTGCCGCCGCTCTACTTACCGCACAGGCCATGAGGGAAGACGAAGATCGGCATGGTTTGCTGATTGCTGCCCTCACTGCTCTATTCGTCGATGCTCTAGCGAAGCGAAAGCAGCGCATTGCTGAAATTGAATCCCAGTCAGCGCTCAATGCTGGAACATATCTTGCTGGCAAGTCTCTTGGTAGCACCAACAAGACCTGGGTGACCCGCAAGGACTCCGATGTGCGTCCTGAACATAAAGTGCTTCACGGTAAAACGCTGAAGTTGGGTGACAAGTACCGAATCGGTGAAGACCTTCTTCGATTCCCCGGAGACCCAGAAGCGCCCATCTCTGCAACTGCTGGTTGTCGATGCAGGATTAAATTTACCCTTTAGCAGCAATCTGACGCCTTTACATAAATAGAGTTCCTCGTATACGTATACATGTGCATGTACGGTATTCGTTGGAGGTCTCAATGCAAACTTCAATTAGTGAGTCGCCAAACCATTTGGACGTAAAGTCCATTTCCGGTGCTCTTTCCATTGACGAAGCGAAAGGCATTGTTGAGTGCTTCGTTGCGGCAATCGGAAACAAAGACAGCGTTGGAGACATCATTGTTCCTGGGGCGTTTGAGGCAAGCCTTCGGAAGCGCCGCCCACGCGTCGTATGGGGCCATGACTGGAACCAGCCAATTGGAAAGGTTCTGGACATCTTTGAGGTGCCAGCCTACGACAAGCGGCTGCCGCCAAAACTGCGTGAGGCAGGTGTTGGAGGCCTCTACGTTCGCATGCAAATCAACCTGAAAAGCGAGCGTGGTCGCGAGGCGTTTGCAAGCATTCTCTTTTTCGGGGATGAGCAGGAGTACAGCATTGGATATAAGACGCTTGACTCAATTTACGACAACGGCAAACAGGCCAATATTCTTCGTGAAATTGAACTTTACGAGGTGTCGCCCGTTCTTCATGGAGCAAATCAACTAACCGCAACGCTCTCAATCAAGAGTGAAAGTCAAGATCGATTGAAGTCGTTCCGCTCAAGCCAGTGGAAGATGTTCGATCCAGAATTCGCTGAGATGATTCGGCGCGAACACCCCGAGATCTGGCGTCTTGGCGGAAATATTAAGGGAAATGACCAATTCCGCAAACTGTACCCAATCACTCAACGAAACGGTGTTGCCAATTCAGATGCTGAAATCAGCGCTCTTGAATTGCGCGAAGCCTGGGTCGCTCGGCACTCCAAGAATTTCCGACTCCCTGGGGTGATTGCCCAAATCAAGTGGCTTGCTGTTGGCAGTCGCGGAGAGTCATACATGAAAGATCTTGTTCGTGAGGCAATTGCAGACAAGGAGAAGCCTGACGAAAAGGGCATGTCAATCACTCCGGCGATGCTGATGCGAGCCATTGAGGCGCTTCGCGAAGCGGAGGATGAAGACGAGGACGACGAGGGACAAGAAGACGAGAACGGCGGCGCAGAACAAGAAAAAGGAACAGGACCTTGCTGGCCCGGCTACGAGATGATCGGCATGAAGCCAGGCAAGGACGGTCAAATGGTCCCGAACTGCGTTCCGATCAAGTCGGGGGACTCTGGTGTCAGTGAAATGAAAGCCCCTCTCCCTCCTGATGCAATTCCGCAGGAACGATTCACTGGTGACGTTATGCGAGGGCGTGGCCCCCGTCGCGGGAACTTGGAGCGCCTACTTCGTTACTGGCGTCCGATCATGCGTCGTGAGGGCGGATTCCGTCGCTGTCGCGTCATCCTGGCCAATCACCCGGAGTTGTATCCACTGGAGAACATCTGCGCTTGGCTCCACCACGAAACAACAGGTCTCTGGCCAAATGAGGGCTGCCACCACCCCGGAATGAAGAACTGCCGTCGCAAACTTCGCGGCGTTGTTCGTGGTTCCATCTGGAACGACGACGAGTGGGACAACCGGCTACGTCGTCTTGCTGGCAAGGGCGACAACTGGCCAAACGGTGCTGAAGTCGAAAATGAAGATCCGGAAGAGATCATCACCGACGAAGACATTCGTTACGCAAATGCAGTTCTTGCTGAGTTCATGAAGGAAGAAGAGGACTTTGTGAAATGGCTTTCAGATGAATCCAACTGGGAGCATGAAGGCATGGATGACGGCGACGAATGGCAGCCGCACGAACTGAAGAAGCCTGAAGGCTGTGGCTGCGGATGTAGCGGAATGAAGTCCGACGAGCAGCAACAGAAGGCTGGCCGAGTTCTTAACTCTGGCAACATGGCAAAACTTCAGCAGGCCCTTGGACTTCTACAGGAGGTAATTGCCTCGTCCGCCCAGCCAGCGATGACCATCAAGCACGTTGCAGCAATGAGTCAAGAGATCAAGACCCTTCTGGCCCCAATTGAAGAGTTCTATGGCTTGTCCTTGGATGTTCGCGACCTTTCGGTTTCGCTCCCCGAAGACATCGATCACGAAGCGAAGTCCGCTATCGAAGCGGCGCTTGATACTTTCAGCGATGAAGCCGACTACATCATTGTCGATGTTGAGCCAGAAGACATGTTTCACGTGAAACAACTTCTAGATGGTGCTGGCCTCGGTGAAAATACCGTAATTGATGAGTCGGAAGGCAAGTGGATTGCAGTCGGACTTATTGGCCAAAGCCAGGACGCACTCGTCAAGACGCTTCATGATGGGCAAGCGCAAATCAAGGGCATTGCCTACGGCGAACTGGAGCGAAATTGAAAGTGACCCGCCTCGCTGCAGTTCGCAGCAACTTTCCCTCAGTTGCGGGGAAAAAGGGATACGCTGCACCAGTGAATACTCTTCCGAACAAGAACAAGTATCAATGCGCCCTCTCTGGCGAAAAGCGTGCGACACCATGCACTGCATGTCCAGACTCAAGCAAATGCATGACCGACTCACTCCAAGTCAAGGAGCCAGAAATGAATCCAACCAGCGACAAGCGTCCAGTGGCAAAAATTAATGCTGATGGCGATCTCGTCCAATGCGCCAAGTCGACGGACAACGAGGGGTGCGGGTTCAAGCCGGGCGCTAAGGTCTGCGGCAAGTGTGGGGCACTGGCTGTTCAGGCGAAGGCCGACGAAGAGCCGGAGGAAAAGGGCGCTTTCAATCAGGGCATGTCCTACGTTGATTTCCCAATGGATGAGGACTTCAAAAAGCGCCGCAAGAAGCGGCACGCTAAGCGCATGCAGTCAATGGGTATGAAGGAAGACGACGCCGCTGACGACGTGTTCCTCTGCGCTTCAAGCCGTCAGATCAAGTCGGCATCTACTGGCCCCTGCAGCGACTGCCCTGGCGGCTGTTTCTCGGACGGGGCAATGCCTGACCTTCTTGAGATTGAGGCCATGACCGAAGATGTCCTTGGCTTGAAGATTCACGCTTCCGGCTACGGCGCTGAGGCTTGCCAGTTCGTTGTCCAGGGTCATCGCAAGTCGGACAACCAGTCGATTGAGGTGTACTGGACAGACGACGGCGAACTGGATGGGTGGTTCCGCATCCCTGAGTCGGAACTAATCACTAAGGGGGCCTCCATCCCGATCGAAGAGGCTGCGGTCAAGGCACTGGACGCCATGAAGGAACATCTTGGCCATGAGAGCCTAGAAATCGTCTCGCATGGGACCGGCGAACTAGATGGCCGTGAAACGACGGTGGTTGAAGTCAAGGACGGTCAAGGCCAGTCTTACGATGTCCACGTGTTCCCCAGTGGCGACGTTGGGGCCATTGACGAGATCATCACCAAGTCGGACGAAGCGGCCCACGAAGAGGACCGCGAGATTGACGAGAAGCGGATGTTCACCTCTGAGCAGCGTTCGGACATGGCCGAAGAGGGGGAGGCGCTCCCTGATGGCTCATACCCAATCGACAACGAAGAAGACCTCAAGAATGCGATTCAGGCATTTGGGCGAGCAAAGGATCCTAAGGCCGCTAAGGCTCATATCATCATGCGTGCTCGCGCTTTGGGTAAGATGGACATGCTTCCCGAAGACTGGAAGGTTGGAGAGAAATCATTCGCCAACCCAGCCCTTATCGAACTGGAGATCCTTGAGGCTGAACTAACCCTGGCGTCACTACTCGGCGACGACTGAGTTCACCTTTTCGGAGGTGCGCCATGCGTCAGAGTAAATCCCTGCAGAGATTCATCGACGTTAAGGCAGGAATTCTTGGACGTGGTGTCTCTGAACTGAATGGAGTGGGGACCGTCGTAGATGGTCTCGCCAGGGCGTCTGGGGTTACGCGGGTCGCCAATGGCTACCGGTGCCCAGACGGTTCTTTCACTGATGCAAGAGGGACGACATGCGTTCGCGTCATGCCGCGCGCTCTGAGTGAAGAGGCGCTAAGAGCGATCGATGCTATGGCGCAAGTGCGCTCCAGCAAGACGATGGCGGCGGAAGCATCAAGTAGCGGTATTGAAAAAGCGCTCAAAGAGGTCGGCGCTTCTTTCCCCAGCCCTTCACCATCATTCATTAGCAGGGACAATGACCTTCTGCCGATTGAGTCTCGGCACATCTTTCGGCCCATGACCAGGGCTGAGTCGATCAAGAGGCGTGACGGTATTGCCGGGTGGCACCTAGATAAATACCGAAAGGCTCTAGTAAGCGGAGACACCAGCAACCCCTTGCTCAGCAACCTACACCCAGAGGTGAGAGACCTCATCGTAAGCAAGTCAAACGAAGAGATCATGGAAATCTTGAAGATGGAAGCAGTTCGGTTCCATCAAGGGATTGACAGGAGCGTTCGCGTCAACATCCCTGCGAGGCGCTTCGGTGACTTCCTTGAGGACGGCACATACCGAACGACGCATGAGGTTCAAAGTGACCACAGCGGCGCAGACATTCGCAAGGAATACGAGGCCTCCATAGGGATTCCGATGGATGCCCCCGCCTCGGTGCGACCAGCATCTGGCTGGATTACCCACCCAGACATTGAGCAAGCAGCACGGCAGCGAGCGGCAAGCAAGCGAGAGTTGACTGACTTCACGGAGGTTGAGGGCCTTAACGGACCAGTGGAGTCTTATGGCCCAATCACTATGACGCTAGGTAGGGCCGCTTCGGAGCGAAGTGCTTACGGGTTTGGCGACACGCTAAGGGAAGGCGTTGTTCCGGCGCGTCTAGATGAGACAGACCCTGAAGCAATCGCATCTGCCGTTCTTTCTCCTGGGGTATTTGGGGGTTCAAGAATGCAAGACACAATTCTTGCGCTCCTTGAATCGCGTCGGACGGGATCGTTCAAGGATGTCAACGCCGCAAGTGGCGAAAGCAGAATGTACATGGAGGCGCTTATTCCAGGGGCATTCAATATTGATGACGTGGAGTCGGTCTCAGCCGACTACGAGTTCCTCGCAGGCAGCAGGGAGCCGCAAAAACAGGTAGTGGCTCGCCTTATGGACGAGTTCTTCTCGCTTGAATCGCTGGTGGGGTTTGGCCTTTCTCCAGAGGATGCCCGCCTCGTCTCGGAGCACGCTCAAGAGATCATGGCTAAGTACGAAAAGATCTACAAGAACAGCAATGTTTCCTATTCAACCATGTTTGATCCTAAGGTTGCTCGGAGCCTTGCTCAACTTGAATCTTTTAGAAGCGCAAGCAAGAAAAAGCAGAGGCTGAACGACCTTGGCATTGAGGTAAGGGTAACCCACGCAAAGGAGGTTGACCCATTCAACCCGGAGTCTTACGGGGGAAGCCCTGGTGACGACATTGAGTCCATCATCAAGGGGCGTGTAATCGACGCCATGCCACGAATTCTTGAAGACCTCAAGAAGGCCCCAAGCGACCAAGCCAATGATTTCGGGGACGAACTAGGATGAAAAACAACCCACGTCGCGAGGTGTTGGCGGCACGCACTGACGACAATATTCTTTACTTTGTAGTGAACCCCAACGAGGGTGAAGACAATGGAATTTTAGTAAGTGGAGAAAAACGAATTCCATGCTCCTTCTGGTCAGTTGTTAACGCAACCCCTGACCTAGATCTCATCAAGGCGACACTCTTTCATAAGCGCCTCTGGGCAAAAAATGCCACTAACGATGAGAACTGGGCAAGGAGGTTCGTGATTGGTGACCTCCCATTTAAAGAGGATGAACTAGAATCCCTTGGTATGACGACCGACGGCCAGGGGGAGCAACCCCCAATGACATCCAAGAGCGCCAGGCTGGACGCTGTGCGGACAAAGGTTGGCGTAATTGAAAGCAACAACCCCGTCGTTCGCGCTGGACAGGCCGCAGCCTCCATTGCAATCCCTGGCAACATGTCAGCGGTCCGTAGGCCAGGCCGATCCGCTGCGTATCAGGCGCTAACCCCTGGCTTTGGGGGAAGCGGTAATGCTGCCACCCCGGGCCGCATCGTTCGACGGCTGGCAAGATCGGCAACCCAGGGGGAGCGAAACCAACTCCGTTGTCCGCCAGGTTTTGAACACGGCGGTCGATTCGCTAAAGCGGATTTGAGCAATTGCGGCATGAGGCTCTTTGACCTTCCGGGGTTCGGCCTTGTGCAGATCGCTAGGGACGGCGCTAGAGGCGTGAGGGGAAGAGGCGCTGACTCTCCGCTAGAAGCGGTCGCCGTGTCGCCCGTGGAGGCGCAACAGGCATTGGACATCTCCCGCACCGCACTCATCACCGAAGTGGGGCAGTTCGACTCTCCGGCCCGCGAGGATGGAATTCGTCAGGCTATTGAGGTGGCTGGTCGGGTTAGCGAGTCTGATTTTGCACGGCTCGTACGTCAGGACGGCACGCTCCTGGACAATGTTGTGCCGGTTGTGCAACTTGCTGACGTACGTACCTCTGACGACATGGAGAATGGCTTCCTGGTTGCACCCCTTCTTGATGGAGCAACCGTTGGTGTCGATATGTTCCAGGCGATGTCAGGTGGGCTTGATGGGATCGTAATGGTGCTTCCCGGAAACAAGGGATGGATCAGGATCCAGCGATCATCAGCGCAAGATGCTCGGGCAATTCGCGGTCTTCGACGACGCTGGGGCACGCTAGTGCGAGATCAAGACCCTCAACTGCCAGGCACCGCCCTAAGCACCTTGATTGACGAGGCTAAGGGGAAATTGAAGTTGAGTGTTTCGTACCCCGGCCTTAAAGACCCAATGGCCATGATCACGGTTGAGCGAGGAAACTCCACCCGTCAAGTTCGACGCTGGGTGTATGAGTTGTTCATGGCGTCAGATGCGGAAGCCCGCCCATCATCCGTCAAGCCGTGGAGGGTCTCCGATGCAAAGTGACCCATACCCGGAGCGGGCCGCACGCAAACCCCATGCAGGCAAACCTGAGGAGGTTAGGGTTCGGCGCTTCCGAAGAGGCTTCCGTGGCATTGATGGGATCAACACCCTTCCTAGCGGGGGCCTAACTTCAGCACCGGTCGCAGCCAAGTCCTTCATTCTTGAGGGCGAATTGGGCGTAAAGCGATCATCGTTTGACTACTTCAGTCGCGACGCAGACGCCGATGGAGACGTGCAGGACGGAACCCCATGGCAGAGGCGGTCTCGGTCTCTCAGCCATCTTTCATTGCGGCGAACCATGAAACTTGGAAAGCGTCGCAGCAGGCTCCGCGACATGGACTACCTCTGGCGGGGCGTAGCGTCCTCTGCATCATTAAACCCCTCTACCACCGCCAAGCCTTCAGCGGTAACTAAGTCAGTCTTTGATGCCGATGAGCGAATTGGTCAACGGCGGACCCTTGGGCTAAATGCCCTAGGAAAAGCAGCCCTCCCAAAAGCCCAACGGACCCCGATCGCCAAAGGGCGACTTGTTGCGGATAGTCCAGGCATCCGCTCGGCTCTAAGCAGGGGCGCTGTAGTTGATGAACTAGGGAACTTGCGCTGCCCCCCAGGAACCCCTGGGGCGATGCAGTTCACGAACTGGAAATTGAACGGCTGTTCAACACCAAACCCAAAGCGCCTACTAAAGCCGATTGAGAAACTGGGAAGTGAGGACTTAGAGGCTCTAAAAAGTAGTGGTCGCGTCCTTAACCAGGCCACGATTGCTCTTGAGCGAGCCGCCGCTGGGAGGACATCGCGACTCCAGACGCCTGGCTCGCCCGTCAAGCAGAGAACGGCTGAATTTCTGCGATCGAAAACGGGGCCGCAGAAGAAACCCGTAACCGGCCTTGAACGCCTGTTCATGGTTGCGGCAAAGAGAAACACCCCCGTCCGTCTTGACCTAGAGGACATGTCTGACCTTGAGCGCGGGTACCTTGTCCCTCGTGAGGGGGGAATTGATATTCGGTTCACCGACCTATTCGACTCAGAGGGCAATGCAAGCCGAGCAGGGTTGGCATCGTTCGTTGATTACCTCAGTAAAGTTCTTGGCGACAGCACCCCCCGTAAAGGTGCAGCCAGGACAGCGCTTTCGATCAGTCGACGTAACAAGCAGCAGGCCGAGGACGGGACGTGGACCGATGCGCGTCCACCGTACGGCGTGGAGGCTTTACCGTTTCAGGGCCGAGCGCAGCAATTCGCCAACGCTGCCGGGGGAGACTTCAATAAGTTCATGGAGTTGATGGACTCCGAGGGGTACGTGGTCTTCGACTTTGAGACAACTGGACTCAACGAGTTTGGCAACGTTCCTGTTCAGGTCAGCGCTATTCGGTACAAGGATGGCAAAGAAGTTAATCGACTCAACATCTTCATGAACCCAGAAAGATCCATCTCCGAATGGACCGCAAAAAGTGTTCGGCTACCGGGAAGCAAGACAAAGTTTGTTACAGATGAATGGCTCGCTAAGCAGATGTCCACGGAGGACGGGCTTAGGCAGTTGAGCGACTTTGTGGGCCGATCAATCATTGGTGGACACAACATCGCATACGACCGCGACACCGTACTTGAGCCTCTGTTGAAGAAGTACAAGATCAAGTTCAGAGCGTCTGGATCTTTTGACACCATCCCCATCGCACGTCAAATCGTTCCCGATGATGTCTCCAAAAGGAAGACCCTGGGGGCGCTCTCTGAAGCGTTTGATGTGAAACTTTCCAAGGCTCACTCCGCAGACGACGACTCGCAGGCAACCAATGGCATTCTTCGGGCGATGATGAAGTGGGCGGCAGAAAACGGAGCATCCACAGACATCTTTGATGCCGACATTCAAAATGAGCGGCGACAAAAGTCGATAGAGAGGTACGAGCGCGAACTGCAAGAGTTCGACAATGCATCGGTTATCCGAATTGACCTAGTAGATGTATTCCCGGACGATGGGGCGACGCCAGCGAAACGGCAGAAGGAACTGGACGCAGCCATTGCTGCCGCAAATGAGTCTGGCGCTCCCTTCGTGATGAGCGCCTGGAATAACAAAGTCTTCAACTCGTCCGGAGAGCAAGAGTACTCATTTGCGGAAATGGTGAACCCGAGCGACCCCAAGGCCCGCATGGCTAACGCCCCAAATGAGTTGTCTCGTGCCTTTGCCAGGCTTGAGGGTAGGGACAATATGAACCTGGACAACTTCACCAATGAAGAGATTGCATACATGGTGAATCTGTTTGGCAAAGTTCAGGGGTTTGAGTCGATCAATAAGGAAGACCCAGATTCGGTCTACAAGATCATTGACCAGGGCGCAGAAAATCTACTGCAACTGATGAATTCCGTTACCCCTGAACAAAGAGCGCAGTACGCAATGTGGTACGACTCAGCAAATGTTTTTGCGAACGACCTTGCAGACAGGTATGGGGTTGCAACTGAAACTGCGTCCGCAGTAATTGCCGCCCTTTCGCCGACCCAGGACTGGAACCAGAATATCGCTCTGGCGGAACACGTAATCAAGTTGACTACCGATAAAGACTTCAGAATCTCCGAAGACTTTGCTGAGCGGCTCCACGCTGAACGAATCGCCAAGTACGAAGGGATCGTGAGTCCGAAGCCCAATGGCAATAGAGCAAAGATCGCAGACAAGCAACTTGAACTAGAAAAACTGAAGGCCTCGCTTTCGTCGGCGTCAGATGTCGCGAAGGCGGAGAAGAAGATTGAGGAGACAGAAAAGCGAATCAAGGCGCTTCAGGATGAGTACGATCGCGCTCTTGCTTCTGAGGCCCCCAGCCTTAGTGACTTCAAAGGCAAAGGAGTAATGCTGGCGCGTTTCACGGATGTCGACGAAAGTCTTCGCCCCCTCATCATTCAGAGACATGCAAAGTGGTATGGCGCTGAGTACATGGGTCAGACCATCGATCGAAATAAGGGTTCAGGTCTTTACTCCTACCGAATGACGCCAAATAGAACTGATGGCGTCATTGGGTATGACCTCAGTACCAGCGAACCAAACCTTGCTCGCGTGCAGTCGATCAGTCAGTACGGTAGCGCTCTCCGCATTATTTCGGCTGACAACAATGGCACGCCGAGCATGGAGGCAATCGACAAGGGGATCGGCAAAGGATCCAAGGTCCGATCCTTCTACAACAACATCATGTACCCGGGCGACAAGAAGTACATGGACTACACCTCTGATACGCACGCATTCGGAGCAGCAACCCTCATCCCGGTTACTGCATCGCACGACATCTTAGACATGATGTTCGACCCATACACAAAGGCCGGGGTGAGTAAGGCATACCCGCTATTCAGGGCGATGGGGGTTCTAGCAGCCGATAGGTGGAGGGACAGGACGGGAGAGGAACTTCTTCCACGTCAAGTACAGTCCATTACGTGGGAAGCCATCCGTAACTTGGTTCCGACCGAGGTGCCAAGCCTGAATGACCCCAGCCTCAAAGTAAAGGACAATGGCCTGAAGGGTCACCTTGTCAACACCATGGCTCAAATCGCCACCCTTTCGTCAGGAGATAAGCCGCTCCGCCCTGACCTTGTCGGGCGACAAGTCGAACTCATTCAAGAGTTAGTCAACGACCTTGTGAAAGTGCCCAAGGGCGAACGAGCAGCGGCGGAACTGGCTTTCAGAAAGCGCTACAACCTCAGCGAAAAAGACAAGCCAGATCTGCCACGCGCAATCAAGATCAGCAAGACTGGCGCAACCTTATTAAAGGACCAAGACTCCGGCAAGTGGATCTCCTTGAGTGACAGTACCGCTGAAGAAGTGGTTGACGATGAGGATGAGGCGCTTGACGAAATCATTGAAGCGGTTGAAGTTCCGGAACTGCCGGTAACCCCAGCCACCTCGCCAAGTGAGATCGCTAGGACCCCTCGCCCGAGGTTGAGTCTTACCATTCCTCAGGGCGAGCGCGAGCCGATCGTCCCAGAACAGAAGTCAACCAAGCAAATCTCCAACATGGACGATGGTCAGTTTGCTGAACTGTTGAACTCAGTTGCAACCCTCCAGCGGGGAGAACCAGAAAGAGCCATGCTTGCGGCGCAGAGCCAACTGCAGGGGGGTGCCCTCTCCAATGCATTGGAGCATATTGGAGACCTAACCCACAGAATTAACGAACGCAGTGGGGCCTTTGGGGTTGATCACGTGAAGCCCAAGGTTGAGCGCATGCTCGCTCTTCTCAACGCTGGCTACCCCTTTGAGAGGGAAGTTGAGTCAGATCTAGCGAGGGTTGACGAGGCAGCAGTGCGAGCGACAATGAACGTTTACGCTCAGGCGCATGCTGACCTACCCGTCTATAACCAGCCGTCGCTTTACGCTCGCGATGCAGCAATTGCCCTTGGGAAGATGGACTTTGACGAGGCTCGTCGTAATTTGGATGAACTGAATAAGTTGGTCCAATTGCCGGACGAGGATTGGAAGAACCTCCTGAGTAGGCCATGGGCCGTGATGTTCACCGACGACCAGGAAGGGCTAAACACAAGCAAGTACACCAGCCTGGCCAAAAATCGGCTGACGGAGGGATGGGTTGATTTCGTCAACCGGGAGCGCGACGGGACCGCTGCGTTCTCCTACTTCGTGACAGGTCGCCTCCCAGCGACGCTATCTGGGCACAAACTGCACATCTCCACGGAATCAAGCGAGGAGGTTCGCGAAGCACTGGCGCGAATCCTGCCAATCTTGGAAGCCGACAAAGCAATGGGGTTCAAACTTGGCACAGAGGCTTTCTTTAAGTACACGCAGTACGACCACCCCCAAAAGGGCAAAGGCGTAACAATTTACCTACCGCGAGTTGCGACCCTAGACGATGACATCGACAAGATTGTTCAAGCCATGGCTGGGTGGCGTGGGAAGGACCGAGGCATTGATGGCGACACAATGATTGGTAATGGTGTTGGGCGTAGGTATGAACTTAGGGAACCAATCGAAACAGAGTTAGACATGGGTTCCGTCAACGATGCAAAGAGGTACAGGAAGTTGTACATTCCTTCAGACCCAATGAAGCCTAAGTCGTTGACGGCGAACGGGTCTCCCTCCAAGAAGAAGGCGGTTCTCTGATGAATCGACTGAGCACAGATCCCCACGTAACCGGCCTCATTAAAGAAGATGACGTGGAATACGAGGAGGGAGTTGACTGGTCATCCTACGAGAAGGGGAGCGAAGCATACGCTGATCTCCTCCTTCAACTGCAGGCCCGGCTTCCTATCGATGAATACGAGCGGATGGTTAAGGTCATTGATCAGATTCTGGCTCAAGAAGAGTTGATCCGATCAGATATTGATACGGAAGACTTCTAAGAAGATGATCAGCAAGCCGCCAACCGCAGTTCGCTCAACGTTTCTTGATGCGGAGAAGTTTCTTGCCATGAGCGACAAAGAAAAGCAGAAAGTCGCCCGCAAACTCCTTAAGGCATTGGGCAATGAGTGGAAGAACTCTCAACCTCAATCGCCGCATGAAATCGAAGACGATCTTCTCTAAAGGCTAGTTGCACTAAAGCGCAGAAGTCTTATGTTACATTGCGCCTTACGGAGGTCTATTGACCTCTGAATCTGTACAGCATGTAAATGCATTATGCAGATTCAGCAACGGCTGGGTGCTTACCTGAGCCGACACACCAGTCCACAGGAACAAGCACAAACAGGAGAATGCAGATGTCATTCGACGAATCACGGCTTCGGGAACTCCAAGCCGCACTGAAGAGCAAGAGCGCAGAGGCCAAGGCCATCGCTGACTCGTTCAAGGTTGAGGACGGCACCGTTGTTGTTTCAACCGAGCAGAAGAGCGCTCTTGACAACACCATGACTCAGGTACGTGAGATCAAGGGCCTCATTGACAGCCTGGAGGCTATGCGCCGGGTTGACGAGTGGGGCAAGGAAGCCATCACGGAATCCGTCGCCGCTCGGGCTGACGCTGCCAGCGCTGCATCCAGCCGTGGCCATCAGGTCAAGAGCCTCGGTCAGTTGTTCATGGATTCGCCCGAGTTCAAGGCCCTCAATGGTGGCCTCAACGGCGCTAACATGCCCAGCCCCTTCACCGTCACTTCGGCAGACGTGACTGGCCAGTGGGGCAGCAAGAGCGTGTTCACGTCATTGCCCACCACCACGGTGACCCGTGTCAGCATTGACAACTTCGGCACTCTTGAGCGCGACCCCATGGTCACCCCGCCCATGCGTACACGCCGAGTGCGTGACCTCTTCCCCACCCGGACCACTTCGGCTGCGGTGATTGAGTACTTCCGCATGATCGGCTTCACCACCCCCGGCACCACGGCAGTTAACGCTGCCAGCCCGGTTGCGGAGCGCGTGTCCAACGCTTTCGGTCTCAAGTCCCAGTCGTCCATGGTGTTCCAGGGCCATCAGGCTCCAGTGCGTACCCTCGCTCACTGGGAAGCCGCTCACCGCAACGTTCTTGCCGATGAGCCGCAGTTGCGCAGCATCATCGACAACGAACTGCTGTACGGTCTTCGCCTCCAGGAGGACTTCCAGATCCTTCAGGGTGACGGTACCGGCGAGAACCTTCTCGGCGTACTCAACACCCCCGGCATCCAGACCTACAACCACACCCCTGGTTCGGGCGGTGTCCCCAGCAGCGACAGCAAGGCTGACGCCATCCGTCGTGCCGCAACCCTCTCCTTCTTGGCTTACTACGAGCCAAGCGGCGTGGTCATGAACCCCAACGACTGGGAAGACATCGAACTCACCAAGAACACGCAGGGCACCTACCTGTTCTCGGTGTCGATGCAGGTTGGTGGCGAGGCTCGCATCTGGCGCATGCCTATCGTCGACACCCCCGCAATGCCTGAGGGCTTTGCGCTGGTTGGTGCGTTCGGTACCGGCGCACAGTTGTACGACCGGGAGCAGGCGAGCATCCGCATCAGCGAGCAGCACGCAGATTTCTTCGTACGAAATGCCATTGTTATTCTGGCTGAAGAGCGGCTAGCTTTGGCCGTAAAAAGGCCAGAATCCTTCGTCAACGTCGACCTCATCCCCTGATCTTCCTGGTCAGGGGCCTGATCGGCCCGAAGAACCTTGGAGAGACCCCCGGGAAACCGGGGGTCTTTTCGCGTGTTCTCTAACCGTAAAGAGTGCGATTGCATTGCTAACGACAAAAAAATTCAATATACACCACTCTGTTAAGTTGCCAAAGTTGTTTAGGCGGCTATACTGGCAACATGACAAAAATCGGCAGGCCATCAGTTCCAAAAGTAATCGTCGAATGTGCTCACTGCGGCAAATTAAACGAAAGATACCCATCAGAGGTGAAGAACAACACATCTGGGCGCTTCTTCTGCAACAAGGTATGCCAAGATGCGGTTGGCGTTAAGCCGCACACTGGAGAAAACAAAACCTGTGTAGGGTGTGGAGTGCAGTACTACGTCCAGAAGAGTCTGCTGAAGACATCCAAGTACTGCTCGCGGGAATGTCGACTCAACACCGAGAAAGCGGACCGAGAAATTCGGACTTGCCAGACATGTGGGAAGGATTTTCAACTCAGGGTCGCCCTGACGCAATGGAATGTGGGTAAATTCTGCTCCACTGCTTGCTCGTATGCGTTTGACCGTGGCCCACGTAAGCCGGTGCTTCGATCTGATGGCTACATTGCTGTCTGGGATCCCGAAGAGCGTAAGTACGTCGCTGAGCATCGCGTTGTGATGGAGCAGCACCTGGGTCGGCCCCTGCTAGCCCACGAAAATTGCCATCACGTGAATGGAGACAAAACTGACAATCGCCTGGAGAACCTGGAACTGTGGTCAACGTCACAACCCTGTGGCCAGCGCGTCGCAGACAAGGTTGCCTGGGCTAAGGAGTTGCTGGCGCTCTACGAGCCTGAAGTTCTCAGGTAAAACTTCCCTATCAAGGTTGACGTTCGCCAAGTCATCCACTACCCTGTCGTCATACCTACTACCCGAGGAAATCAACATGGACATCATGGAACGACTGCGGTACGAAGCGTGGCGGAACCCGGCCGAAGGTGAAACCGCTGACGCCCACTACCTCGCCGCCGATGCACTGGACGAGATCGAACGGCTACGGCGTTGGAAGGCCGAGGCGACCATCGTGCTGAATCAATGGAATGAGATCGCTGGAGATGTGAACCGCCTCCACGCAGCCGACTATCTCGGCCGAAGCCTCCCCGACATTGTTGCCACCAACCTCGCCGCCGAGCGTGCCCTGACCGACCAGTTGGCCGACGCGATCCTCTCGGCATCCGTCGAAGAAGCCATTGAAAAGACAGACGCTGCCCTCGCTGCATATCAGGAGGCTCGTCGTGAGCGGTGACATAGTGGAGCGGCTGCGGCTGCTGGCAAGGATGTACCCGCTGTGGGGTGAAGTCAAGACCCGTTCTAACGAAGCCGCCGACCTGCTTGACTTCATCGAAGGCGTGATCCGTAACGTAGCGCGTGACCTGTACGCCGCCGAGGTCCGTCGTCAAGGCGTTGGATGGGATGAGCATTGCACTGATCTACTCGTGCGCTCACAGCATTCGCTGACAGAAGTGCACGCGCTCCTACTCCATCCCAAGGAGGCCCGCCATGAGCAGTAAAGAAAAGCGTTTGCCTTCTACTGATATCGCCCGAGCCTTTGATGTTCCGGTGTGGCTCCTTGTCGGTCAGCAGCGACCGCGTCTTTTTCGACTTCGGTGGGCACTGCGACGTTTCACTGGGTGGGATGGAAGTCGGAGGGAGGCCAGCCGTGAATGGTGAGTTAGACGACTGGGAGCCGATGGATGATAACTGGCTCACCCACTACGCCGCCATGTCTCGCCATGAGCGCAGGTTCAATGATTTCAGTGGGTCAACGGTTCGGCAGTTGGCCATTGAAGTGCAGCGGCTGCGGGCCGAACGCGAGGCCATCGACGCCCTGCACCAGCCCGTTACATCAGGCGAAGACGACGAGGTGTGTGACGAATGCGTCTTCTTCTGGCCGTGCCGAACGCACGTCCTGCTCCACCCCGAGGAGGCTAGCCATGAGCGGTGACATCGTGTACAACATCTGGGCCGATCCGTCTACTGCGGTCGAACTTGACCGTCTGAATGCCGAGATCAAGCGGCTGCGGACCGCTGGCGATGCGCTAGCGACCAACTTGCAACAGATGGAGGATCTCTACCACTCCCGCACCTGCAAGGGGATGAATACCGAGCGCATCGACAACTGCACATGCTTGCTTGCTCTCGCCGCCTGGCAAGAGGCGCTGTCATGACGACAATTCAGGACTGGCTCAACGTAGAGGTGCGGTGTACTGCTGGACAGCAGAACGATCCGACCGGCACCTGCACTCGCCACACCTCTCACCACTGGTGCATTCATTGTGAGGGGTTTTACGGAGTACCTCATGACGGACGGTGCCATACGGCGGCAGTTCGTAGGGACATGCACATCATTGGTGTCGGGACTCCATCCCCCGGCCGGTGCGCATGTCGTTACTGCAAGACGTGGGAAGAGTCCGGGTATGAAGCAGCGGAAGCAAGGTTCCGAGGCATGGCCTCCACCAACAACTACAGCAAGAAGGACGACCTATGAACAACGAAGCCGACTACATCAAGGTATTCGACGAGGCGATCGAACTGCAGTGGGCCGACGAGATCAAGCGGCTACGAGCAAAAGTAGAGCGCCTGAGCGACGCTGGCGATGCGCTAGCGGAATTGGCGTGCCAGCGCCCCGACACCACGACCGTCGGGGACTGGGGCGATGCCCTTGTCGGCTGGCTGGAGGCCCGCCGTGAGCGGTGACATCGTGGAGCGGCTGCGAGACGCCGAAGACCCTGCAGAGTGCTGGGGCTGCAAAGAGTGGGGCTGCCGCTCAACGTGCGACTGCGACTGCCACGCCCTCGGCGGCATCGTCAGTGACGCCGCCAACGAGATCGAACGGCTGCGTGCCGAGGTGGAGCGGTTGCGTGTGTTGGTCGCTGGAGCGCCACGGCGCACAGCCGAAATCGAACGGCTGCGTGCCGCTGTGGATCGGTTGTGCTTAGCGCTGCTCCCGCTGTCTACCGCTGGAGAGCAGGCCGACATAGATGAACTGTTCGCAGCGATCAAGGAGGCCCGTCGTGAGCGGTAAGTTGGACAGCAACGAATGGTTGATCAGAGAGTTAGAGTCATACGACTGTCCTGGTAATTGGGCCTACTGTTCAGACATTGCCATGCGTGCCGCTACTGCTTTGCATCTTGCCGAAGATATCATTGAAGCCAAAAATGCGGAGATGGAACGGCTGCGGGCTGAGGTTGAGCGGCTGACGGACGAGTTGCAGCAGGTCGCCAACGAGATTGCATTAGCCGAATCCCAGGAGGCCCGTCGTGGGTGACTACTCAGAAGTGCTACAACAAATGAAAAAAGTGATTGAGGATACTGTTGTGAATTCAACAGCGACCTCTGAGTCCATACTTGCCACTATAGCCAGGAGAACCATTATGACCAGTGAATACACACCCCAGGTCGGTGACCGAGTACGCCAACCGGACTGGAAGGACAGC